AGGAAGAAGAGACTACGGAAGAAGAGACTACAGAGGAAGAAGAGACTACGGAAGAAGAGACTACAGAGGAAGAAGAGACTACGGAAGAAGAGACTACAGAGGAAGAAGAGACTACGGAAGAAGAGACGACAGAGGAAGAGACTACGGAGGAAGAAGAGACTACAGAGGAAGAAGAGACGACAGAGGAAGAGACTACGGAAGAAGAGACAACGGACGACGATACTACAGTTCTAGTTGACGACGATACGACAGTTTTAATTGACGACAATCTTGTAACTTACACTGATGTAGAAGATGATATAATTGAGCCTGAAGATGAAGAAGAGGAAGAAGAAGAAGAAGTCATTGTTGAAGTAGAAGATGATGACCTTGAGGTTGATCCACCTTTCGTGCCGCCTATGACATCAACGAATGAAGATGGTGAGACGGTTTATGAATGCCCAGAGGGTTATACTCTAGTTGAGGGAGATGACGGTCCTACGTGTCAGAAGTCGGTCAAAAGAACCAGACAACGTGCTGGAGCGGGTACAAGAAGATATACGGGTGGATACAGACGCGGATCTGGCCCCGGTCAAAAACGTAATACAACTACATCGACAGAAACAGTTGGGGCAGTCAAACGTAGCGTATGAACCTACAAGCCTTACCAGAGGAAGCTTTAAAGGAAATCTTAGCCTTAACTGAGGCTAAGAAAACACTAGATATACGAGACAAGGCGCAAGATTATTTCATGCCCTTTGCTAATCATGTGTATGAGAATTTCATTGAGGGCCGTCATCACAGAATCATTGCGGAGAAACTGGAAAAGGTAGCCAGGGGCGAGTTAAAGCGTTTGATTATTAACATGCCGCCACGTCATTCCAAGTCTGAGTTTGCTAGTTTTTTGATGCCTGCGTGGTTCTTGGGGCGAAATCCCAAGCTCAAGATTATTCAGGCTACGCACAACACAGAGTTGGCAGTACGGTTTGGTCGCAAGGTTCGTGATCTTATAGACGATCCACAATATAAAGACATATTTCCTGATACTCACTTGAAAGAAGACAACAAGGGTGCGGGAAAGTGGCAAACCAGTGCTGGTGGTGAGTACTTTGCGGCGGGTGTTGGAGCTGCGGTAACGGGTCGTGGTGCGGATTTATTTGTTATTGACGATCCACATTCGGAGCAGGACGCTTTGAGTGAGAGTGCGTTTGATAATGCGTATGAATGGTACACTTCTGGTCCTCGACAGCGTCTTCAACCTGGTGGTGCGATCATAATTGTTATGACTCGATGGGGTAAGAAGGACTTAACAGGTCGTTTAATCGCTGCGCAGGGTAGTGACATCATGTCAGACCAGTGGGAAGTGGTAGAATTTCCTGCAATCTTGCCTTCTGACAAGCCATTGTGGCCTGAGTTTTGGGAAAAAGACGCATTATTGGGCATTAAGGCTTCATTGCCTGTACAAAAGTGGAATGCGCAGTGGCAACAGAACCCAACATCGTCGGATTCTGCTATAATTAAGAGAGAATGGTGGCAGAAGTGGGAAGAAGAAAAGATTCCTCCTGTACAATATATTGTACAAGCGTATGATACGGCGTTTTCCAAGAAAGAAACCGCAGATTACTCTGCAATTACGACATGGGGCATATTTAAGCCTGAAGAGAGCGGACCAGACAACATAATACTGCTAGATGCACAGCGTGGTCGGTGGAATTTCCCTGAATTGAAAGAAAAAGCGTATGAGGAACATGAATATTGGGCACCTGACATGGTTATTGTGGAAGCCAAGGCCACAGGAACTCCATTAATAGATGAATTACGTCTTAGGGGCATACCTGCGTTGGGCTTTGCTCCAGGCAAGGGGTCTGATAAAGTATCTAGGATGCACATGGTAGCACCCTTGTTTGAGGCTGGTATTGTGTGGGCACCAGTGGACAAAAAGTTTGCGGAGGATGTCATTGAGGAGATTGTTTCATTTCCTTATGGCGACAATGACGATTATTGTGATAGCATGACGTTAGCACTAATGCGTTTTCGACGTGGTGGGTTTATTTCCCTAAACGGTGAGGGCGAAGAAGAGAATCAATATCGCCGCAAGCGGGAGTATTACTGATGGCTTTGCCACCTATTGTAGATTCTGGGATTTTACCCCAAGACATGATGCCAACGGAGGCATCTGTGGATGTATCTGTACCACAACCTGAAAGTTTTGCAGGCGGTGCGGAGGTTATAGACGATGGACAGGGAGGTGCGATTGTACAAGCCTTGGTTGAGGCTATGGGGGGAGAGGAACAAGAACAGCAGATTCCTCACAACGCTAACTTGGCGGATTTTCTGGATGACGCTTACCTTGGAGAAATATCGTCGGATCTTCGTGCATCTTTCGAAGATGATATGGAGTCTCGTTCTGAGTGGGAAGAAACATATACTCAAGGGTTAGATCAACTGGGCGTTAAGTATGATGAACGTACTCAGCCGTTTCAGGGTGCTTCAGGTGTAACTCATCCGTTGATTGCTGAGAGTGTAACTCAGTTCCAAGCGCAGGCATACAAGGAATTGTTGCCTTCAGGAGGTCCAGTGAAGACTCAGGTCTTGGGTTTACAGGACGTAGCAAGGGAAGAGCAGGCCACTAGAGTTAAACAGTTTATGAACTACCAGATTATGGAAGTCATGGAAGAGTTTGATCCAGACATGGATCAGTTATTGTTTTATTTACCCTTGTCGGGTTCTACCTTTAAGAAGGTTTATTACGATGAGGCTAAACAGCGGGCGGTATCGAAGTTTATTCCTGCGCAGGATTTGGTTGTACCTTATGCTGCATCAGATTTGGCGACAGCTTCTCGTGTTACGCATGTCTTACGAATGGATGCGAATGAGATACGCAAGATGCAGATTGCGGGTTTCTATAAAGAGGTAGAGTTAAGTACATATAATAAAGAAGACGAAGTTCGTCAGAAGGTTGACGATTTACAGGGCACGTCTCGCACGTATTCTGATGAGATTTACACTATTCTTGAGATGCATATAGATTTAGACCTTGAGGGTTTTGAGGATATGTCTCCTGACGGAGAGCCTACAGGAATTGCTATACCGTACATTGTGACCTTGGATGAAGGATCAGGACACATTCTGTCTATCCGTCGTAATTTTGAAGAAGATGTAGGTTTAGCTAAGAAACAACAATACTTTGTGCATTACAAGTTTATGCCGGGGCTAGGGTTTTATGGCTTTGGTTTGATTCACATGATTGGCGGTCTTGGTCGTGCGGCAACGAGTATTTTACGGCAACTGATCGACGCCGGGACTCTAGCAAACCTCCCTGCTGGGTTCAAGGCACGAGGTGTAAGGGTTCGTAATGATGACGAACCCTTACAGCCCGGCGAATGGAGAGACATTGATGCCCCTGGGGGAAACATACGGGACGCAATTATACCTCTTCCGTACAAGGAACCATCAGCTACGCTTGCGCAGCTTCTAGGGGCACTCATAGAGGGCGGAAGGCGTTTTGTCTCACTAGCAGACCAACAGACAGGTGATACCAACGCAGCGGCTCCTGTGGGCACCACAGTGGCTATGTTGGAACGTGGTATGAAAGTTATGTCTGCCATACACAAACGGCTTCATTATTCGCAACGCCAAGAGTTCAGGATTTTAGCCAGAATATTTAGGGACAATTTACCTCCTGAGTATCCATATGATGTCGAGGGCGGCAATCGTATGATTAAGGCGGAAGACTTTGATGACCGCATAGATGTAGTACCTGTAAGCGATCCGAACATCTTCTCGATGGCACAACGGGTTACGTTGGCACAGACACAGTTGCAGTTGGCGCAGTCTAATCCAGAGGTACATAACTTACACGCGGCCTATCGCAGGATGTATCAGGCTCTTGAGGTACAAAATATTGACGAGATATTGCCTCCACCGCCAGAACCACAACCATTAGATCCAGCCATTGAGAACGCTAGGGCGTTAATGGGAGAAATCCTTACTACGTTTCCAGAGCAGAACCACGAGATTCACATTCGTATTCACATGGCGTTTATGAAGACTCCTTTGGTGATGACTTCCCCACAGGTCATGGGTACGTTTTATTCGCATATAATGGAGCATGTATCTCAGAAGGCACGTAAGATGGTTCAGGCGGAGATTGAAGGGTTGATTAGTCAGGCACAACTGGCATCGCAAGGGGGTGCAATTAACCCAGAGGCGGCACAACAACAGATTATGGAGCTTCAGCAACGTGTATCTGATCCAGCGCAAATGGAAGCTTTGATCTCCATGCAAATGGAGAAGTTGATGGCAGAAGTTCTTCCAGGGCTACTACCTGCTGGTAACGATCCTATGGAAGATCCGTTGGTTCAAATTCGTATGCAAGAGTTGGCTTTGAAGCAACAGGATTTGCAGCGTAAGACAGAAGACGATCAGGGTGATATGTTGATGGAGCTTCAAAAATTACAACAACGTGCGGCTACAGATGCGGCTAGAATAGAAAGCCAAGAAGACATCGCGGAAAACCGTAATCGAGTGAATCGTGAGCGTATTGACGTTCAACGAGAAAAAATGCAACAGGGCTAGACATCTTAAAGGCGTGTTGCCATGATTGATCCCGTTTCTGCAATCGCAATCGCCTCAAGTGCATTTTCCGCATTAAAAAAAGGAATGCAAGTAGGGAGGGATCTGGAGGGCATGGCTACCGATTTGGGTCGTTGGGCAGGCGCTATGTCAGACCTAGATTTCTGCGACAAAAGAAACCAAAACCCCTCCGTGTTCCAAATCTTAGGTGGCGGCGTAGAGTCGCAAGCAATGGAGATATTTGCAGCCAAGAAAAAACGCGATGCCATGAGGGCTGAACTAAAAGACTACATATCGGTTATGTATGGCCCGTCTCATTGGGAAGAATTACTCCGCATAGAAGCAGAAATCCGTGTTCAAAAGCGTGACAACGAGTATCGTAGGTTAGAGATGGTTCAGAGTATCAAAGAATGGACGGCTGGAATTACCTTGTTTTTTATGCTAGTTGGTGGTTTATTTGGCCTTGTTTGGCTAATGACATGGTAAAGGTGAAGCATGGCAGCAACGAGTTTAGATGAATGGAAGGTTCTGCCTCGTCTTATGATGCTGGCGGTAACTGTGCTCACGTATCAGGCTGTTCACTGGTTTATGGGGCTTCCTGACCCCTCAATCGCTCAGAGCGGTTTAGTCAGCGTTTGCATGGGTGCTCTTACAGGGTGCTTTGGTATATGGATGGGTAAGGAGTCAAGCTCTCCCACGCCCCCTGAAGCAGGCAAGGCATCAGACAAATGAAATGGAAACAATACTGGCTTTTGTCCTCACCGTTACGGTTAGTGGGCAGACTTATGACATGGGTAATGGGTTGGCTGTCTTTCGTGACATCTACCGTTGTGAGCAGTTTGCAACGGCTATTGAGAAAACTGCGAACAGCACTTTTGTGGGTAACAGGGTTTTTTACGAGAACAAAGAAAGCCTCACCCAAGCCAAGTGCCTCCCCCAATTCGTTCCACTAAAAACAAAGTTCTGGGACTAGAAGGAGAAAGAAATGATTACATTACTTGGAAGTTTATTGGGATTTGGGACTTCTTTTCTTCCCGAAGTACTAAACTTTTTCAGAGCGGGCCAGGATCACAAGCACAAATTGGAGTCTATGCAGCTTGAGATGGAGTTGATGACCAAGCGCAGTGAATTGCAGCTTAACATCATGGATAAGCAGGCGGAGATTAAAGAGACAGAGGGGTTGTATAAACATGATAGCATGGACGCTGGAGGCTTTATCAACGCACTACGAGGTAGTGTCCGGCCTATCGTCACTTATGTTTTTTTTGGGCTTTTCATTGCCATCAAGATAACGGCGATTGTTGCTCTGATGAACTCAGGTAACGACTTAGGTAGATCGTTGTCCCTTATTTGGGATGATCAAACCGCAGGACTTTTTGCAGCGATTATGAGTTTCTGGTTTGGTGGCAGAGCAATTTCTAAATACATGAAAGTTAAACAATAGGAGAGAAGAATATGGGTGCGATGAAACAGATGCAGATTGAAGAAATGGATCGTAATGCGGAACGCATAGAAAAAGAACAGGAAAGTTTTTGCTTGGATGAAGGCGTAGGTTTTAGAGAGCCTCGTGAAAAAAATAAATCGAATGGTCTGAAAAAGGTCGAACAATGACGTATAAACTTGGGAATAAAAGTAAAGAGAAACTTGAGGGTGTGGACGAGCGTATGCAGGCTGTTGTTCATGCGGCTATTGGACAGACTTCTCAGGATTTCAGTGTGATTTGCGGTCTTCGCACTAAAAAGGAGCAGGAGGCGTTAGTCGCCAAGGGAGCTTCACAAACGATGAAATCGAAGCATCTTGGGGGCTATGCCGTTGATTTAATGGCATATATTGACGGAGGCCGTTGGGAGTTGAATTTGTACGATGAAATAGCTGATGCTATGAAGTCTGCTGCCAAAGAACTTGGAGTTAAGCTTCGTTGGGGAGCGGCATGGCATATAGATGACTTTAGTGCATGGAACGGCGCAACTCATACTTACGAAAACGAGGATGTGGTCTATTCAGGTACGGCGGAAGATGCTATGAACTACTATGTAGATTTAAGACGGTCTCAGGGGCGCAGACCTTTTATTGACGCTCCACATTTTGAATTGATGGAGGGCTAGATGCCACAAGGACCGGGAACGTATGGAAGTAAAGCTGGAAGACCTAAGAAGAAAAAGTCTAAAGGTATGATGAACGGCGGTTCTGTTATGTTACCTAGTAGCGGAAAGGTTTCTAGAAACGATCTTCTTCGAGCAGGTGGTATGAAGCATGGTGGTGAAGTCCGCGCAGGTGACGTAAGAGATAGCAAGACCAGAGGAAAAACATACTAATTGGGGACTATATGTAATGGACGTTGTCGATTGGGCAAAGTACATGTATAAGAAACTTGAGGAGCGGGAAAAAGACCTTTCCGCTGCTCTTGCAAGTGGTGCTGTCAAAGATTGGGAGCAGTACAAAATGTCGGTGGGAGAGATACGAGGACTCTCTTTCGCTCGTGAAGAAATCAAGTCCTCGCTGGAGAGAAACGTAGACGATGTCGAAGACCTTATATCTTCCTGAACACGTTGCGCAGAAAGTAAACAAAGATAAGTTCCCTGCAAAAGCAGAAACTGAAGCTTTGGAAAGCGCATATGTTGACGCTAAAGAACGGGTACTAGACCCGTCCCTCTTAGACAAACCGCTACTCGAAAGACTGCCGCAGCCGACAGGTTGGCGGATTTTAGTTATGCCCTATCAAGGTAAAGCTAAAACATCGAGTGGTTTATACATTCCTGACGAAGTTCGAGAGCGTGAGTCGGTTGCTACGGTTGTGGCATACGTGATGAAGCTAGGACCATTAGCTTATAAAGATCCTAGTAAGTTTGGAGATGATGATGAGCCATGGTGCAAGGAGGGCCAGTGGGTATGCATTGGTCGTTACTCTGGGTCCAGGTTTAAGATTGATGGCGGGGAAGTCCGCATAATCAATGATGATGAGGTGATAGCTACAATAATGGAGCCTGATGATGTCAAACATGTCTGAAGAGCAACAAGATATTTCTGTTGAAGAGCCTGAACAAGCAGAAACAAAAGAATCTGCGGATAATGAACTAGACTCGTACAGTAAAGGCGTACAGTCTCGTATTAAAAAATTAACCGAAAAATACCGTCAAGAAGAACGAGACAAAGGCGAAGCTGTACGAATATCGAAACAGTTGTGGGAAGAAAACAAAAAGCTTAAAGGCAGGGTAAAAGCTTTAGACACGGGATACCTGTCTGAGTATGGTTCTCGCTTGCAGTCGCAAACAGATGGTGCAAAACGTGTGTATAAAGAGGCTTATGAGGCTGGTGACACGGATAAAATGTTGGAAGCTCAACAAGCCTTATCCAATATTGCAGTGCAGCAGCAGCAATATAATACGGCTAAAGTTAGGGCAGAGCAGCAGGCTAAAGTTCCAGTGCGACAGCAACAGCAACAGCAGGCGGCTCCGCAACAGCAACAGCAGGCGGCTCCGCAACAGCAACAGCAGGCGGCTCCGCAACCTGACGAGAGAGCGGTTAGGTGGAAGAACAATAACAAGTGGTTTGGTGAAGATAAGATTATGACAAATGCTGTTTTGACGGTACATCAACAACTTACAGAAGAAGAAGGATTTGACCCGCGGACAGAAGACTACTATACTGAGGTCAATAAACGTATACGCAGGGAATTTCCTCATAAATTCTCTGCGGCAAAGAAAACGGGTGGAGGAAGCCAGGTCGCTTCTGCTGGTAACTCCGCATCCCGCAGTAAAACCCCAGGGCGCAGGTCGGTCAAGTTAACCCATTCAGAGGTTGCAATAGCCAAAAAGCTAAACGTGCCTCTTGAACAATACGCTAAGTATAAAAAGGATTAAGAATATGGCTGATGATGTAAGAACTTCTCGTAAGAGTACCACTCGCGATAAAGAAGCGCGTAGAAAACCATGGGCACCGCCCAGTCGCCTTGATGCTCCAGAAGCCCCAGAAGGGTTTCAGCATCGTTGGATTCGAGTCTCAATGCGTGGTGAGGAAGACAAGATGAATGTCAACACCAAGCTGCGTGAAGGATGGGAACCTGTTCGTAAGGACGAGTATCCAGACTATGAGGCACCTACTATTGACGAAGGTCGATATGAGGGAGTGATCGGACAAGGTGGACTAATGCTGTGCCGTATACCTGAAGAAACCGCCAGAGAAAGAAACGAGTATTACGGGGGCCGAACCCGCGAACAAATGGTTGCAGTTGATCAGGATTTAATGAAGGAGCAACATCCTTCTATGCCGATACATAATGATCGGCGGAGTCGTGTATCTTTCGGAGGTTCTCAAAGAAACCCCGAATAACCATAAAGGATTGCTATTATGGCAAACAGTAACGGTGCTTTCGGACTACGTCCGATTGGCGTAGTCGGTCAGGCTGCGAACACCACTGGTACGACCGAGTATCGAATTGCTTCTGGCAACACTAACGTGATCTATCAAGGGTCTCCTGTTATTCCGCTTGCAACTGGTTTTATTGACATAGTTGGCGCGGCAGCAGGGGGAACGGTAGGTTTACTAGGTGTTTTCTGGGGCTGTTCATACGTTTCGTCTACCACTGGTGGGAAGATTTTTTCTAACTACTGGCCGGGTTCTGGGGCGGATTCTAACCATCCCGTTGTAGCCCATGTGTATGACAACCCTATGAGCACATTTGTGGTCTGTTCAGACGCTTCGCTTACCAGCGAAACAATTGCACGGACACATGTGTTTATTAACGCAAACTTTGCAGCAGGTACTTCTGGTTCAACGACCACAGGTATTTCTTCTGCTAAGTTGGGTGTCAGCACCATCGCCGCCACTGCGGCACTACATCTGCGCATCATGGGTATCCAAGATGATCCAGAGAATAGTGACTTTGCCGCAGCGGGTATTCCATTAATTGTTCGATTGAATAACAGTTTCAACTCACCTAACGGTGCTCTTGTTGCTGGAACTCCATCGACTACTGGCGTATAAGGAGGTCTAAAAAATGGCTATTTCACGCGCACAACTAGCGAAAGAGCTAGAACCGGGCCTCAACGCGCTGTTTGGTATGGAGTACGACAAGTACGAAAACCAACACGCCGAGATATACACAACAGAATCTTCAGACAGAGCGTTTGAAGAGGAAGTTATGCTATCCGGGTTCGGCGCAGCACCGACCAAATCGGAAGGTTCTGCGATTAACTTTGACGATGCTAACGAAGCATACACTGCTCGTTACAACCACGAAACCATTGCACTAGCTTTCTCAATCACTGAGGAAGCAATCGAAGACAACTTGTATGACCGCCTTGGCAGTCGTTACACGAAAGCTTTGGCTCGTTCAATGGCCCACACTAAGCAGGTTAAAGCCGCTGATGTCTTGAACACTGCGTTCACAGGTGGTGCGACTGCTGGTGGAGATGGTGTTGCACTTTGCGCCACTGACCACCCGCTTACAAACGGTGGCACGTTTGCTAACGAACCAACAGTAGCTGCTGATTTGAATGAAACATCTCTTGAAGATGCTTTGATCAATATCGCAGGTTTTGTTGACGAGCGTGGTCTAAAAATTGCTCTTCGTGGTACAAAGATGATTATCCCTCGTCAGTTGCAATTTATTGCAGAGCGGATTCTTGCTTCTAATCTTCGTCCAGGTACTGCGGACAATGACACTAACGCATTGCGTTCAATGGGGATGTTGCCTAGCGGTTACGCTGTCAATGATTTCTTGACTGATCCAGATGCGTTCTTTGTTATGACAGATGCTCCTCGTGGAATGATCCACTTTGAGCGTACTCCGCTATCCACAAACATGGAAGGCGACTTTGATACTGGCAACATGCGGTTTAAGGCCCGTGAGCGTTACAGCTTCGGTTTCTCAGATCCGCGCTGCGTCTACGGTTCAATCGGAGCGTAAGAAAATAACGGCACTCGTTGGTGTCAGTTTGGAAGGGGCAGCTATGGTTGCCCCTTTCTTTTTGTTTGGACCTCGTGTATGGTTTGAGCATTCCTGACAACCACATTGGGTGGTTGACTAACCCAGACAGGAGAATGACATGGGTACGACTACTTTTTCCGGGCCAATTCTGGCAGGTACAATTAAAAACACAACTGGTTCGACAGTAGGTTCTGATATTAAGAACACAGGCCAAGTTGTGATGGCTCAGTCCTTTACTACAGGCACCGCTCTTGCCGCGGGGGCCTCTGCTGCGAACGTAACGGATGTTGTGATTCCAGCGAAGTCGCAAATTATAGACATTGTTATTGATGTCCCAACGGTAATGGGGGCCAATACGGCTGTTTTAAGCATAGGTGACACAGTGGGCGGAAACGCGACTCTTGTTAACGCTTATTCAATTACCGTAGCTTCTGGCGTTGGCCGTAAGTATCCGACCACAGAATCTGGTGGTGCTTTGACTTGGGCCGAGACCTCTAACACAGCAGATATTCGTGTAACGTGGACTACAACGGGTGCTACTGACGCTGGAGAAATCCGGGCTACAATCCTTTATCAACAAGCAAGTAACCTTGTAGCGTAAGGAGATGTTAGATGGCAGGTTCAGACACAACCGCGTATAATCATACGCAAGGTGCGGCGGCGGCTCTTATTGGGCCGTCCAGATCACGACTACAAGCGGTGAACATATATGCAACTGCCTTGGGGTCTTTTACTCTTACGAATGGAAACGGTGGAGCAACTATGTTGGTTCAAAAATTCCCTGCGGGTATGAACGAGATATACATTCCTGAGTCTGGTATGCTTTTTACTTCAGGAGTTTACGTTTCTGCCTTAACGGGGTCAGGTACTGAATTGACTATTCTATTATCGTAGGCGGTGGAAATGTTAAAACTAGATTTTAATAGCATAGTGGCAGGCATTACTATGGGGCTTGTCGCATGGGGGTCTCTTCAGATTTACCATCTCAAGTCAGATGTGGCAGTCATACAGTGGCGCGTTGATGAAAACCACGGTATGCTGAAACCAATGTGGCAAGAGTTTCTTGTAAGGAATGCAGCAAACTCCGTCGAGTCGGACGCAGGCAATCAGGCAAGGGGTGGATAATGACAACATCAGGATCAAGGGATTTCAACCTAGACGTTGGGGAAGTTATCGAAGAAGCGTATGAGCGGTGTGGACTAGAGGTCCGCACTGGTTACGATGCCAAGACTGCTCGTCGGTCTCTTAATCTGATGTTTGCGGAATGGGCTAACCGTGGCTTAAATCTGTGGACAGTAAGTCAGTCTACGATAACTCTTACTCAGGGGCAGAGTGAAGAACCGTTGTTGGCTGATGTGGTTGACACGCTTGATGTGGTTCTTCGCAGAGACAACACTGACTATGAGGTTCAGCGAATTAGCCGTGGTGATTATGCGACACTTCCGAACAAGACTACACAGGGTCGCCCCAGCCAGTACTGGTTGGACAGGCAGATTATACCAAAGCTTCATTTGTGGTCAGTTCCTGAGAACTCAACGGATCAAATCATCTATTACTATGTTCGCAGGATTGAGGATGCGGACACTTTGGTCAACACTACTGACATGCCGTTCAGGTTTTATCCTTGTATGGTCTCAGGTTTGGCTTATTACATGGCTGTTAAACGTGCGCCTGAACGTGTGCAGATATTAAAGGCTATGTACGAAGAGGAGTTTCAAAGGGCAGCGGAGGAGGATCAGGGGAGAACCCCGCTGAAACTTCAACCGAGTCTGAGTTATTTGAGGGTCTAATGCCTTACGCTGCGGGGAAAAATGCTTGGGGAATATCTGATCGGTCTGGTCGGCGTTATCGTCTAAATAAGATGAAAGTAGAGTGGACCGGGGCCAAGGTTGGACCAGAGGAATTTGACCCCAAACAGCCTCAGTTGTCTCCCCCTAAAGCTTTCCCTGATCCCCAGGCGTTGATGAACCCACGTCCTGAGAGTGGCCTTGTCGAGCAAAGGGCGCTACAGTGGGGGTGGAATCCGGTAGGGTTTGCTAATATCCCCGGTATTAGCCCTCCGAATAACTTGGTTGCTCAAGGGGCCGTTGGAACAGTAACGGTGGTAACAGAATGAGTTTTACATACGCAGAGCTAAAGCAGGCCATAAAGGACTACACTGAATACGAGGAAACAAGTTTCGTCGCTAACCTTCCTTTGTTTATTAGAACAGCGGAAGAACGTATTCTTAAAAACGTACAGTTAAGTTTGTTTCGTAAAAATGCTACTGCCCCGACTTCGGGAAAATTCTTGGGTTGTCCTTCTGACTTTCTTGCCCCATTTTCTTTGTCTTTATTTCCCGCAGACGGTACAAGATATTTTGCGCAATTTAAAGATCCAAGCTTTCTTCAGATGTACACCCCGAACAACGCTACTACGGGAACTCCCAGGTACTATTGTCAGTTTGATTTTGAAAACTTTTTATTGGCCCCGGCCCCTGCTACAGTTCACACGGCTGAATTACATTACTTTTACCGTCCGTTAAGTATAACAAAAGGAGCCGATTCCGAAACGACTTGGCTTAGTACAAACGCAGAAATGGCGCTGTTGTATGGAGCGTTGATCGAGGCGTACATATACATGAAGGGCGAACAGGATATAATGGCTTTGTATAATAGCCGCTTCCAAGAAGCGATAGTTGGTGTTAAGATGCTTGGAGAAGCTAAAGAAGTCACTGACGAATACAGAACTGGAAAAGTGATTAGGTCTAAAGAATGAGTGCAGAATTTAAGTTAGATTTGCCAAAACACGAAAATGTGGTATCGGTTCGCACAACAAACAACCGTGGCTTTACCCCTGATGAGCTTGCAGAAGCCTGCGTTGCAAAGATAATCTCTGTTTCGGATACTGCGTTGCCGGGAATTAGAGATCAAGCCCGTGCTTTTGAAAGGCACATGGAAAAAGTGGTAGCGTATTATATGCGTCAAGCTATACAAAGTGACCGCACTACGGTTTTTAACGCAATAACGGATGCGGGCCATCCTGAACTGGCTGAACTTATAAGGAGACTCTGACATGGCCTTTACTGGAAACTTTATGTGTACATCGTTCAAACAAGAACTGATGCAAGCAAAACACGACTTTACAAATGGGCAGGACGTTTTTCAAATGGCTCTGTACACAAACTCGGCATCGTTTAACGCGGCTACTACTGCGGCGGTATTTGGTGCAGGAAACAACGAGGTGGCATCTTCGGGTACTTATACCTCTGGTGGTCCTGCGGGTAGTACGGCAAACAACAGTTTGACAAATGTTACGCCTACAACCTCTGGTACAACAGCGTACACAGATTTTGCAGACAAGACGTTTACGTCCGCAACCATAACGGCTCGTGGCGCGTTAATATATAACAGTTCGATCACGGGTGGCGCTAATACAGCTAACGCTGTTGTTGTTTTGGACTTTGGTTCGGATAAATCTTCAACTGCGGGGGATTTTCAAATTGTGTTTCCAACCCCAGATGCATCGAATGCGTTAATTAGAATAGCCTAGAGGTTCTACTATGGTCGAGTTTGCAAACAGGGTTAAGGTTTCAACCAGCACCACGGGTACTGGAACCATTACGCTTGGCTCTGCTTTAGTAGGGTATCAAACCTTTGCGCAGGGCGGCATAACCAATGGAAAAACTGTTCGGTACACAATAGAAGACGGAGTAGGGTTCGAGATTGGAACAGGTACATACACATCTAGTGGTACTACGATGGCTAGAAGTGTCGAGGAAAGTAGCGACTCTAACAATGCCTTAAACTTAACAGGTAGTGCTACAGTTTTCATAACGGCGGCGGCGGCGGATCTAAGCGGAAGCGGAGTTTCTACGGGGTTCGTGTACTTTTTGAGAGCGTCATAGATGACATACGAAGGACATAACAATGGCAAATGGTAGACTAGCTCATGTGAGCGTTCCTGCAAACTCTTACGCCACGATATACACCAACAGTAGTGGTTCTCAAGCCTCTGTCACGCTTGCTGCGGATGGCACGGAGACGGGAAAACTTAGCTTCAGGATTTCGCAGGATGCCAATCCTGCGAATACGGTAACAACAACATTGGCTACGGAAACGTTCGTTTTAAACGACGATCTCGTTATTAACGCCGACAGTCTTCCTGCTGGTTCAGGAGACATTTTAGACCGCTTCCAATGGCCTAGAACTAGCTCTACCAGACTTACGCGCCCAAATAACTTTCAGTTTCTCTATAACGATGCCACAGCTTATCCTGCCCTTTGGGGAGCATCTTCTGGCTCTAACAGCATTGCGTTCAATCGTTCTGTTTGGCCCGTTGTTCCTTGGGAGATAAAAAACTCAATAGGTTATATAGTGTTTCCCACTAGTGACAGCACTACCGTTCCAGCGGACGGCTTTGGTAACGGAACCGGAATACAAAACTATACATACAAAACGTCGGCAATAGGAACGGCAGATAACTTTCAGAATAGGAGTGACTACTATTACCGCATGATGGGTGCGCGGCAGGGTACTGGTCCAGATGGATCAACATTTGACTATTGGTCCACGCTTAATCTTAACGCTACTTATTCAAATCGTGCTGTCACATATGACCCCTATTACGTTGAGTGCGGGGCTTATGTGGGAAATAGTAGTACCACTGGGGAAACCGCCGTCGCAGTAACACTTGCTGCGGGTGATAATGGGTATATGGACGCAAAAGCGTATCGGATGGACGCAACTGCCACAACAACAACATCAACAAGATCGTCGGATGCTATTAACTACAACGCGGGTTTTCGGAGTTTTACAGCACCGACCACTACTAATTCTAGGCCGTATCTCAGAGCTAGTGGAGGGGTATACGTTTCAGACCTTTGCGATAACATGAGTTCGTCAGGTTCAAGCACTGGTATGTTTGTTTATGCCATTAATGGCCTTGGCCGAAGCCTTGATGAGATATGCCAGATGGTTAGCTACTCAAGTTCAAGTAGCACGTATCGGGGTGGTGTTAAAATTATGTACACTTACACGAACGGTCCTAGCGACCTTCCCGGCGGTCAAAACAATGATGTTATAGGGGGCAAGGTTTTATTTCTTGAGTACGACGAAGTGGAGGATGTGACCTACCTATGCTTCCGTGTCCGTCTCAAAGTTGATAGCGCGAGGTCTGATCAGCTTAGATTGTGGAAAATAAAAAGAAAGGATCTTGTAACCGGTTCTACTGGAAGTCCTGTTTCGTTCCAAGAACTTTACTACAACACTGCTCTGCCCACAGGGATAACTGACGTTAGCAGTGAGATATCTCTTTCCTTCACCAATACAGCTATTTCTGAAGGAACCGTTACTTATAGAGTACAAAGGGCCGCGAAAAAACTTTGGGTGTTAGTTGCTTTTGATGAGGCAAACGGAGACACAGACATTAGGGTTTCCACTGATCTAAAGACGTGGAAAACATACGCGGCTCATTACACTCCCGATGATTACTATGTTCCAGCACTAGATGATTCCGCTGTAAGCATCCGCCATGACAGCGGATCTTTCTTCTATATTAAAGACAATTTTCAAAATCTTTCTACAGACGGGATTTTGGAAAACAATCAGGACATGCTGCATTATATTAGGTCTGGTTTGGTGTTAAGCAATGGTGACAAAATAATTTGTCAAAACACGGGATCAACAGCTATGGCTGTTCAGGTATTTGGGTATGAGGGGTAAACAATATGACTAGGTTTATTGACACTGGCGCAAGTAGTTCGGCTTTAGGGGATTACTCTAGAGGAGCGGCAACTTTTTTTGGTAATAACGGGTCTACATATACTTGGACAGTTCCTGCGGGTGTTACAGAAGTTTTTGTCAACGTGTTTGGATCGGGTGGACGGGGGAACTCAAGTGCGGCGTCCACAAACTATATGGCTACGGGCGGAGGTGGCGGAGGTTATGCTGGCGGAGCTTTAACTGTTACGGCTGGATCGACCTACACAATAACTAACGGTCAAGGCGGTTATTTGCAGGGATATGCCTCTGTTACAGATGGTACGGACACTACTTTTAAAGATTCTGATGACGTTATACTTTTAACGGGCGGCGGCGGAAAAGGCGGATTACAGGTTATTTCCACCGCCCAAAATACTTTGTTAGGTGGAGCGGGAGGAGTGGGTACAGTGAACTCATCGACTTCTTTTTTAAGTTCTTTCACAGCAAATGGGGGCCGTGGCGGAAATCTAGGGCATGGCGGGACGGGAAGCGTATACCGACTAAATACTGGAGGCGGAGCCAGCGGTTCTCTTTCTGGAGATGGGGGCCGTGGCGGAGATCTTTTTAGAGGCGATTCAACAAGCGGTAGCTATCAGGGAACAGGCGGCGGCGGTTGGGCTGGAGGCAACGGCGGAGATATAAGTATAGGCACTACCCCCAACACAGGTAGCTTCAACGCAACAGGCGGCGGCGGTTACATGCACTCAGGAGGGTCTATATCCCAGTCTACAAGCACCTATGATGTAGAATCCTCTGGTGGATCTCCTTTTGGGGGAGGGCAATCATTTGATAATGCGAAGCTTAACACATGGGAAGGCTGGGGGGGATCGAGTACAGGGCAAGCTCCAATGCCCCAAACCCAACCAACCAGTGGTGGACGCCGTTCTTGGTGGACGTACATGACGGGTGAAGCTCTTACAGGCACTAATGCAAGAGCGGTATGGGATGTAAACGGCGATGGCGTTGGTGGATGGGGACATGCAGTCGAAACTAACCTTGCTTATAATGCGTGGCTTGTCCCCGGCTTCGGGGGCGGTATGGGCGCAAATTCTAATCCTACGCTACTTATCAACTACGGCGGATTGTGGCCCATTAGCGGTAGAGGCCGCATGGTGGGCGGCGGTGGCGGAACACATATTGTAATGGATGCAGAACTAACCTCCAATTTCAACTATGCGTTAGACAACTTCACTGGCGACCTTAGAGCTAATATAACTTCTTTGGGGCGAGTTCCATTCGGCGGCGGGTCTGGTTCATGCTCCCACACTTACCCTTTGGGCGCAGGTGATGGCTTCGTCGTGATTTGTTATAAGTAATGTTAGGTTTTACACCCTTAACCGCAACTCCTATCGCAGATGAGACGATTACAACGTATGTTGTAATAACGGCTAGTCTTGTGGGAACTGGGGTTGTAGGTGGAGGAACCGCTGTAATAACTGATCAAGTTTTGGCTCAATCGGGGCTATCGGCTACCTGTATAAACGGTGTTGTCGCAATAAACACAGGCGCAGGGGCTGTTATAAATGCTGGAGCATCTGTAGGGACTTCTGCGGTAGGTGGCGTAACTGTTGTAAATGGCACAGGTATAAGTGTTAATGTCGTTGGAGTTTACGGTCAGACAGTTCTCAACGGCGGAGCAGTTGTTGTCGAAGGAAACTCTACCGCGCCAACAACAGGTCTTGTAGCAACAACCGCAATAAGTGGCGTTACTCAACGAACTACTGCGGTTATTCCAATAACAAACATGCCCGGAGCTACTGGAATTGTAGATGGTGGAACCACTGTAATTGGAGATTCTACTACAGGTACATTAACAGGAGTAGAGGCTACCACTTCAGTCGGAACTGTGCTAGTTTGGGGTGAAATCGTTCCTGAACCAAATACTATTTGGACTCCCATAGCGGCATAGGAAATTAAATGGCTAGTACATATGCAGATAACACAGGTCTTGAACTCATACGAAACGGTGAGCAGTCTGGTACATGGGGTACAACAACTAACACTAATTTAAGCATCATTGATCGATTGACTAATGGTGTTGTTACTATTTCTTTGCAGGGTCTTGCTACTAAAGTCATCACCACCAGTGATGGTGTGTTGTCTGATGGACAGTTTAAGGTCATACTTTTAACAGGTAGTCCTGTAAGCAACGCCTGCACGGTAACTATTTCTCCCAACACAAACAAACACGTTTACATGATATACAACTATAGTGACGGTGCTATCACGGTTACTCAAGGAGGCGGTGGAAATATAATAATTCCCGCTGTATCTTCTGCCGCTGGAGTTAACATTCTTTATTGTGACGGCGGCGGTTCAGGAGCGGCGGTTGTCAGTCTTAGCGACAACCTTAGTTTAAGCAACGTCAGAATAACGGGCGGAAACATTGCATCTGACATGAGCGCAGCAGATAAGGCTTTGGCTAGAACAGGTTTAGATTTAGAGGTTGGGGGCGTTGATTCCAATCCAGATGTTCAGGCATATGATGCTAACTTAACAACTTTCTTGGCGGCATTTGATCTTCCTACATCTACAGGAACTGCGGGTCAGGCTATTACTACAGACGGAAACAACCCTGCGGCACTTGGATTTACTTCAATAGCTTCTGCGGCTAGAGCGTACACTTACAGTGTTTTATTTTAGGAGAACCTAATGGCAAATCCAAACATTTTGACAGCGACTTCTGTGCTTGGAAAAAGGCAAAACAATGGTCCTGTGGCTACGTCAATCGCAAACCTTTTGACAAATGCGAGTAGTTCCAACAAGGTTTACAGAGTTTTATCTATAAGGGCGACCAACATAGACAACTCAAACGCCAATACTCTTAGTATAGCAGTGGGCGCTGGTACTGTGGCTTTAGGAAATGCGACAACATTCCTGCATCAGAAAAGCATAGCGGCATCGACAAGTGTTCAGATTCTGGAAGACCCGATTTACTTGCTAGAGGGCGATTCTATAGCGGCTGTTGTCGGAACAGGCGTTGGCGGTGGTAACATAAACATAATGTTTGGTTATGAGGAAATATCGTGATCCATGCCTCTATCAAAGCTACAATTTAACCCCGGAGTTAATCGGGAAGTCACTTCGTACACAAATGAAGGTGGTTGGTTTGATTCTGACAAGGTTCGATTTCAAAAAGGGTATCCAGAAAAGATAGGTGGCTGGCAAAAACGGGGCGTAGAAACATTCTTAGGAACGTGTCGTGCGCTGCATCCTTGGGTTACGTTAAATCGAGACCAGTTTATAGGTTTGGGCACAACCAAAAAATACTACATAGGAGAAGGTGGCGCGTATAACGACATCACCCCTATTCGGGAGCAAACCGCCGCGGGGGCCGTTACGTTTGCGGCGACGAATGGTTCCTCCACTCTCGTTGTTGCTGATACGACTCATGGTGCCGTGGTCGGAGACTTTGTTACGTTTAGTGGAGCTTCGAGTTTAGGGGGCGTAATAACCGCTGCTGTTTTAAATCAAGAGTATGAAATCACTTTGGTTGTAAATGCCAATTCCTACCAAATTGTTTCAAGGACAGGGGGCACTACCCTTACTCAACAGACTTGGGTAGATACAAGCACAACGCCTCACACAATAAGAAACGTGGCTCCTGTTCCTGCTAACGGTAGTGACACAGGAAACGGTGGTGGGTCTATTGTCGGCAACTACCAGATTAACATTGGTCTAAACACAACGGTTAAAGCTTCTGGTTGGGGCGCAGGTACATGGAGTCGATCAGGTTGGGGGTCCGCATCTACGGACTCGATTGTAACGAACACACTTCGTCTTTGGTCACACGATAATTTTGGTGAGGACTTGCTTATAAATGTTAGAGACGGTGGTATATATTACTGGGATTCTTCTAACGGACTGGGTGCCCGTGCGGTCAGCCTTGTTTCATTAAACGCAACGGGTAAGATTCCTACCGTTGCGAAACAAGTTATGGTGTCAGATCGAGACAGGCACGTTATTGCTTTTGGTTGTGATCCTGAAACTACGCCAGGAGTACAAGATCCATTAACTATACGGTTTTCGACTCAAGAATCAGTCAGCCAGTGGGGGGCAGAAGCCACCAACACTGCGGGAGAATTGCGCCTTGGTTCTGGGTCCGAGATTGTTGCCGCAGTAGAAACCAGGCAACAGATCTTGGTTTTAACTGACACAACTTTGTACGCTATGCAGTTCTTAGGACCACCTTTTACTTTTGGTGTGACTGCTATTTCAGAAAACATAACGGTAGCCAGTCCAAACGCCGTAATTGCAGTAGATGACAACGTGTTCTGGATGGGAAGATCAGAATTTTATACTTATAGTGGTGCAGTGCAACGGCTTCCTTGCACGGTTAGAGACTATATTTTCTCGGATTTAAATGATAACCAACTAGAAAAAATTAACGCTGCCTTAAACACAGAACACTCAGAAGTGTGGTGGTTCTACCCTTCCATTAACAGTGAAGAGGTGGATAAGTATGTTGTATATAATTACTCTGAGCAAGTTTGGTACTATGGCGTACTTGGTCGTACAGCTTGGATGGACAGAGGGATCTTTGATTTCCCAATCGCCGCAAATACTGATGGATATTTATACGAACATGAGTTTGGGTTTAATGATGGAACAACAAATCCTGCTTCAGCCGTAGATTCTTATATTCAGTCCAGCCCTATAGATATAGGGGATGGTGATCAGTTTATGTTTATAAACAAAATGATTCCTGATGTAGATTTTAAGAACTCTACAGCCACTTTGCCGGAAGTGGATATTACGTTGGACATGAAGAACGCGCCAGATGGGACGTATAACCAACAAAGTACAAAAGGGTTTGTTAGCACTAAAGTAGCGGCTGTAGATAATAGAACAGAGCAGTTGTATTTTAGGCTTCGTGGTAGACAGATGAGGTTTAAAATCTCGTCAGATGATTTGTCAGTAACGTGGAGGTTAGGTTCTCCAAGAGTGGATATTCGTCCTGATGGGAGGCGTTAATGTCTCGTAGATTAACCCGTCCATTCTTTCCTGTCCCTCCGCCGCAATATATGCAAAACTATTTTGCAGAGTTAGTTCGGTCCTTCTCGGTGTACTTGGAGCAGATGCAAAACCCCGGAGATATACGGGGCACACAGCTAACATTAACAGAATTGCAAACGGATGACGTTGGCCTTGAAACAGGAGCCTTGTTCCAGCACGATGGATTTGTTAAGATAGCGCAATTAAACGTGGCGAGTGTTCGTGGTTCGGGCGGCACTGGTCAAGTCGGACAGGTAACGGTGGTGATTTCATGAGTGACGAAACAGTAATTATCATAGGCGATGGTTCAAAGTGGAGTCCATCAAGTAGCGTTGAAAAAATACAATGTGTTCATTGTGACAATGAAGTTGATACTCCTGCGGAAATAGCTAGTTACCCCTCTGGTAAGTGTCCCGATTGTGGTAAGAATTGGGTAGGAACAGAGAAAAGAAGCACGGCGATTAGTGTCACTGCTCCTGCTCCTATTTCGGGAGAGGCATAATGTCTAAGGTTGAACAAGAACCAGAGATGAACAAAAGCCAAAGCAATTTGTTTGGTGGTGGTTTTGAAGGTCTTATTGAAACAGGAGTAAAATTATTCGCGGCATCACAAGGTGGCGCGGGGGGTCTTGCAATAGCAAATGCACTGTTCGCTGCAAACAGAGGACAAGATCCGATGCAAGCAGGAATCGGGGCTTTTGCTAATGCTGCGATGATGGGACCAACCGGGGCTGCTATTCTGCAAGGCATGGGCGGAGGAGGCAGATCTGTAGGTTCTGCTGAACAAGGTCTTGGACAATTCTTAAATACGATGTCGTCTGCAAAAGGTCAAAATCGTATGGTCAATAACGCTCTGTTGGCGGGTCTTTCTGGAGGCAAGGAAGCGGGTATTCAATCCCTTTTCATGAGTGCGCTTGATCCTGAATATAACCTTACGGCACCAAGTGCCATGAGACAGTATTTAAACGAACAACAAAAAGTAAACTTTGATAAGGTCATGTCTCCGACTGAAACGGCTCAGTTTGATTCAGGAGAAAGAAGACCTGATTATACAGGAACAGTTTTACCCGAAACTCCCACTAGAAGAGCAGCGGCGGGCGGCATGATTGAAGGCCCTGGTGCTGGAACAAGCGATTCTATCCCTGCTGCAATATATCAAAATGGTGGCAGGGTTCAGGAAGCTGCGCTTTCGGACGGTGAGTTTGTTATGACTGCGGATGCAGTTAGAGGTGCAGGGCGCGGCAATCGAGATGCGGGGGCCGCTAGAATGTACCAGATAATGAATCAATTTGAGGGTGTTGCGTAATGGGTGAAACAGTTTCAAAACAAATGACGCTTCTTCCTGAGTATCAGGAGAAGTATTTAAAAGATTTACTAGCCAACGTGTTTCAAGTAGATGAAGAAACGGGAACCATTTCAGGTATTGCTTCTCAAAGTCCTTTATACGGTCAGCCTGTTTTAGATGATACTGGGGAACAAATGTATGTTGCCGCAGATGGATCATACACTTCAGAAATTAACGACGCTTCTAGGGATCAATTTGGCGAACCAATTCTTGCTGTAGAAGGAGGCGTGGCTCCTCCTGATGTAATGCGTTTCACTGATGCTCAACAAGAAGCAATTAACAGATTAGTGGGTGCAGGCGGATTTGAAGGTATGATGGATTCATACCAACCTTATCTTGATTCATCAAAAGATATTTATCAAAAAGGCGTAGATATAGCAGACACATCTGGTTCTGCTACTTTTGACCCTCAAAGTTACAAAGATTACTACGATCCTTTTGTTGAAGATGTAATCGACACTTCTCAGGCCGATATTACGGACGCTTTGAATGTTCAGCTAGGACAGATGGGTGCTGAAGCTGCGGGTGTTGGGGCTTTCGGTAACCGTTATGGACTAGAACGGGGCACTGCGATGGGTAAATCTAGCGCAGAAGCAGGGAAACTTGGGGCGCAACTGAGGTCACAGGCATTTACTGGAGCGCAACAACAAGCTCAATCTGTTTTTGAAAACCAACAGAACCGGGGTCTTCAAGCAGGGCAACTTTTCCAAGGGTTGGGCACAGGAATGGGTGCCTTGGGAGAATCTCAACAAGCTCTTGGGTTTCAAGACGTGAACACCTTGTTCAATGTTGGACAACTAGAACAGAAACAACTCCAATCAGAGTACGATGTGCAACGTGCAGGGCAGTTGGAAGAGGCATACGAACCGTTTGCTCGATTCTCTTATATGAGGGACATTCTTTCTGGCGTACCTGCATCTGGTACGGGGTTAACCGCTACGGGTACGCCGTCATCTAGTCCACTATCAAACATGATGACCAATCAAAACATATACTCTGCTTTAAACAGTCAAGGTCTGGGTAGTTTGAAAAATACAAGCGGAGCATAGTATGAACCAAGGTGGCATAAACAACGCGGCATTGATCGGCGCATCTCAGCGGCAAGCTAGAAACAAGCTAGATATGATGGCAGGAATCCAACGTCCTCAAGGAATTTTGGCTTCTTCTCCTCAGTTAATGCAAGCTGTAATGCAACCCAAAGCTCCTATGCCTATGCCTATGCCTATGGCACCAGTCCCTGATGGACAACCTGCACCTGTTCCTATGGCCCCTCCGCCCATGATGCCTGCTGCTCCTGCACTGCCTAGCTTGCCGCAACTTCCCATGAACACGGCTGTTGCTCCCATGCCTTCTTCTCCCGCTGTCCCGCGCCCTGCCTCCTCGGCTACGCCTATGAAGTTTGCGCCAGGTACGGCTGTTGATGTGAGAGAAGATTTTAATCCGAAGTTTCAGGGAGATGTTCCTGCAAGTGCTATTCCTCGGTTCGGACGTGGGGCCGATAGAGTAGATATCACTAAAGAAGCCACTCCTTTGTTGTTTAGTATGGATGCAGAGTTACAAAGGGATGCGGTCAATAAGTTTGGAAGCATAGAAGCGGCGGAAAAAGCAGCAAGTGAAAAAGGAAGCGCAATGATTGCTGCACTTGAAGTCTCAAAAGATCCTGCCAAGGTAGCTGGTGCTGTTCTTAATGCAGCGGAAGTTCCCAATACTGACGAAGGCAAAATGGATTTTGCACAAACTGTTTTAGGTATAGACACAAACGACATTGGTGAAATTGACGATGCTATTTTTAAAGTTTTGACCTCTAAATCTGATGCCACTGGAGAAGAGTTTCAACAAGCGGTACTCTTGGGTTTGCAAAACTATAAGCAGACTATCGCGGCTAGGTCCGCAGCTGCGTCGGGTGGTAAGTCAGGCATGTCTCCTAAAGAGGATGAGGCGGATGCAGTGCGAGATTTAGCTGGTAAATTAATTGCTCAAGGCATTGGGTTTGACGAAGCGATGGCGCAAGCACAAAAATTTGCTTCGCAATACTATGGAGAAGGAACTCCTAGTGGGGGTCAAGAAGATCGTATAACTATGTATGATCCATCAGGTAAACCATTCTATTCTACTGATGGCACTAACTTTGTGGATGCAGACGGAAATCCTTACGTTCCACCAACAACGGCATAAAGGTGTAAGATATGGCTGAAACACCGCGTGGGCTTTCATCTACTCCACCCGCAGGATTAAGTGCTACTCCGCCAGGGCTTTCATCTACTCCACCCGCAGGGCTTTCGTTTACTCCACCAGAAGAAACTGGACGCAATCGTGAACAGTTTCTTGAAGGCTCCGCTCTTCGTGAGTTTGGCGAAGGAGTTGGTTCTGGACTAATTGGCATAGGCGAAGGCATTCTTGGTGCCGGGGCCATGGTTCCCGATTATTTTACAGGTTCAGATTACGGAGACAAAATTACAGCAGGAGCAGAGGCTCTTCGTGATGCCGCAGGTTTTGACCCAGAAGGAATAATAGGTAAAGGCGCAGAAGTAATTACCCAGTATGTTGTCCCCGGTTTCGGTGTTGCATCTAAGGTTGGTAAAGCTGCTATGAAAGCTCGTCAACTGGCAGGCAAAACAGGTAAGATGACTAAAGGC